TCTTTCATCTCGCACCGCCTTTCTTGTCACATGCAAGGTTACTTGTAAAAATCCACACACATTTTAAAAAGTGTTCGCTGAGTACATTCAGATTTTTGGTAATTTCTTCAATATA